ACCGTCGAGTTCAGCGAGACCGCCGACGCCGCCCCCGCCGCCCGCCCGGCCGGGGCCTACCTCCGCCACCTGCTGGCCGGCCTCCCGGTGCAGGTGGACTACGCCGAGCGCGCCGGCGTCGAGCGCACCGCCCCGGCGCCCGCGGCCCCGTCCGCGGCGGGGCTGACCCTGCCGCCCGGCCACACCGCCGACCCGGAGTCCGACGCGATCTACCGCCGGATCGTGGACCTCGCCGAGCGCGAGTCCATCTCGTTCGAGGCCGCCGCGTCCCGCATCGCGCAAGGAGACTGAAGCCATGACCCTCCCCGTGACCCCCGTGCAGCGCCTCGGCGTGAAGGTCTCCGAGGACGTCTCCGCCGGCCGATGGGTGACCTGGACCGGCGCCTACCCGGCCGCCAACGGCGACCACTGCGCCGGCGCCGTCTACTCGGACACCAAGAGCGGCCGGGTGGCGGCGGTGACGGTGCTCGGCACCGCCATGGCCATCGCCGGCGCCGGCGCCGGCATCGCGGTCGGCACCCGGCTGATGGCCGACACCGACGGCAAGCTCATCCCCTGGACCGCGAACGAGGCCCACGTCGCCACGGCCCGCCAGGCCGTGACCGCGGCGGACCAGGAGTTCGAGGTGTTCGTGGTCCCGAACTGACACCAACCACCGAGGAATCGAGACCATGGCCGGACCCATGACCCAGGCGGCGACGCGCGTCGTCGACACCGTCAACACCCGTGTGGCGCGCGGCTACACCAACGGGATGCACGTCCATCCGTTCCTGTTCCCGCGCGTGCAGAGCGACCTCGAGGCCGGCGAGATCATCGAGTTCGGGGCCGAGGACTTCGCCGAGTACGCGAGCTTCGAGCGCGCGCCCACCGCCAACCGCCCCCAGATCGAGTTCGGCTACACCGGCAAGCCCTACCAGCTCATCGAGCGCGCGCTCGACGGCGTGCTGCCCGAGCGGCGCCGGCGCGAGGCGTCGCGCGCCCACGGCCTCGACCTCGGGATGCACACGGTGCGCGGGGTGGTCGACATCGTCTCGCTCCAGATCGAGATCGCGGCCGCGGACCTGGCCACCAACACCGCGTCCTACGCCCGAGACAGCCAGGCCGCGCTGGCCGGGAGCAACCTGTGGTCCGACCCGGCCAGCGACCCCGGCGCGAACGTGCGCACCGCGAAGGAGCGGATCGCGACGATGATCGGCCGCTACCCGAACGTCATGATCCTCGGCCCGAAGGTCTCCGAGGACCTGGCTGGGCATCCGGACGTGGTCGACCAGATCAAGCACGTGCGCGGCCTGGACCGGGGCCGGGGCGGCATGCTGGTCGAGGATGCGGATCTGGCGCAGTTCTTCCGCGTCGATCGCGTCATCACCGCGCGGGCGCGCAAGGGCCGGCCCGGCGCCATGGTGCCGGTGTGGGGCCGGCACGCGGTGCTGGCCTACAGCGACGTCTCCCCGCTGGCCTCCAAGGGCTCGCCCTCGTACGGGTACACCTACGCGCTCACCGGCTACCCCATCGTGGCGCCGACGTGGTTCAACTCGATGAACGACTGCTGGCTCTACCCCTACACCGACTACTGCACGCCGGTGGTCGCGGGCCAGGTGGCCGCGTACCTGTGGCCGAACGCCGTCGCCGAGTGAGGAGATACGTGATGACCCGCCCGACCTACATCGCCGCCCTGCCCATCCTGCACAACGGCATGGGCTACGAGCCCGGCGACGTGTTCGACGCCACGGCGCCAGAGGCCGACGTCGCGCACCTGCTCGAATCCGGCGCCCTCATCCCCGAGGGTGTCGCACTGCGCGCCGCCGACGCCCCCGCACACCCAGGCGCTCCCGATGGACCCGCCCACGCCTCCGCCGCCGAGGCGGCGGAGGTACCGGCGGCCGACGCCGTCCGCGTCCTGCGCACCTCCATCGCCGACATCGAGGCGTCGATCGAGGCGCTCGAGGCGCGGGTCGCGCTCCTGGAGGATGAGCCGGGCGACACGCCCGAGATCCATCGCCAGGCCATCGAGCGGATCGAGCGGCGCCTCGACGTGCTCGAGGGCACCGCCCCGCCCCCCGCCAGCCCCTCCCGCGAGGAGCGCCACGCGGGCATCCTCGAGGCCATCGGCCAGCTCGACCGCACGGCCAGCGGGGACTGGACCGCCTCCGGCCCCCCGACCGTGGCCGCGCTGGAACGGCTGACCGGCCTGACCGACCTCACCGCCGCCGAGCGCGACGCCGCCTGGGCGGCGGTGCAATCGGGCCGCTGAGCCACCCACCACCACCACATCAGGAGCAGACCCATGCTGCGACTTCGAGCCCCACTCATCCTCACCGCCACCCTGGCGCTGACCGCCCCACTCGCCCCCGGACACGCCGGGGACTGGATCCCGGTCGCCGACCTCGCTCCGGAGCTCAAGGTCTGCGTCATCCCCGTCGAGACGTGCGGCCCCCCCCGTGGACATCGGCGCCGGCGTCACGATGACCCGGTGCACCACGACCTACACCCCCTGCGAGGACATCCGCATGGCCTACGCCACCCGAGACGACCTCGTCGCCCGCTACGGCGCGGACGAGCTCGACGACCTCGCGCCGCTCGACGACCACGGCGCGAGCCCCCGCGCCGAGGCCGTCATCGCCGACGCCTGCGCGGAGATCGACGCGCTGCTGGCCGAGGGTTTCGACCTGCCCCTCCCGGCCGGGGAGTACTCGCTCCTGAAGGCCGCGGCCTGCGACGTCGCCCGGCTGCGGCTCTACGACGACGTCGCGCCCGATCGAGTGCTGGGCCGCGCATCGAGCGCGCGCGCGCGCATCCGGCAGCTCGCCGCCGGCGAGCTGCACCTGCTGGCCGCGACCGGGGTGCGCATCGAGCGCAGGCCGTCCATCCTCATCGACGCCGGTGAGCCGGTCGCCACCCGCGACCAGCTCACCGGGTACCTGCTGGCCGCGCGCGACCCCTACCGCGACCGCGGGCCGCAGGGCTAGCGCCGCCCGCATGTCCGCCACCCTCCCCCGCACCCCGCTGTCGCTGACGGATCTGATCCGGGAGCGGCTGGCGGCCGGGCTGGGGGAGTGGCCGCGGTCCGGCCCTCGCCGCCCGCACATCTGCGAGGGGCTGGACCTCGCCGCCCACCCGCCCCGCCGCCTCGACGTGGACGGTGTGGACGGTGTGGACGGTGAGGGGCGCCGCCGGCCCCGACGCGCCGAGGGCGACGACGACCCGCGGTCCGGCCTGCCGCTCCCGGCCCTCGTCGTGGTGTGTACGGCGGATCACGCTGCCCCGAACCTCGTGCCGGACCCGGACACGGGCGGCGTGCTGCAGCGCGTCACCAGCACCGTGCTCATCCACGTCGGGGTCGCGGCCCGCAACGACCCGGGCGGCACCCGGGGCACCACCGACGCGAGGCTCGACCACTACGTCGAGTTCGCGCGCCGGCGTCTGCTGGCCTGGGCGCCCGACGGGCGGTTCCCCGACGGACGGTGGGCGCCCCTGGAGCTGCGGTCCGGCCGCATCGACCGGCTGCGCGACGGCCGCGCGTGGTGGATCGACACCTGGGAGACCCACCGCCTGATGCGCGGCGCCCCGCCCCCCGAGGCCCCGGGCGTCGTGCCCTCGACCGTCCACTCGGACCTCTACGAGGTCGATCCCTCACACGGCCGGGGCCGCCTCGCCGGCGCCGGCGGCTGCTGATGGACGGCCACGACCCCCGCCGCGCCGAGTCGGCGCTCGAGATGGCGGAGATCCTGCGCCGCCTCGCCAACGTCGTGCGGCTCGGAGCCGTGGCCGAGGTCGATCTCCCCGCCGCCCGGGCGCGGGTGCGCTACGACACCGACGCCGCCGGCGACGACATCCTGACCGCATGGCTGCCCTGGCTCACCCTCCGGGCCGGCGCCGACCGCACGTGGTGGGCGCCGACGGTGGGCGAGCAGGTGGTGGTGCTCGCCCCCGGGGGCGAGCTGCCCCAGGCCGTCATCCTGCCCGCCCTGTACCGCGACACCCATCCGGCCCCGGCCGCGGCGGCGTCGAGGCACGTCGTGCGGTACGGCGACGACATCCGCGTCGAGATCGATACCGCCGCCCACCGCTACAGCGTCACGGTGCCGGCCGGCGGCGAGCTGGTGCTCACCTGCGGCGGCAGCCGGCTGCGGATGACGGACGCCGCCATCTACCGGGAGAGGGTGTGATGCCCGGCGTCTCCCGCACCGGCGTCGACACCGCCGGCGGCACCATCACCGGCGGGCGCCAGTCATGGGTGTACATCGACGGCGCCCCGGAGGCCGTCGTCGGCGACGCGGTGGCGGGGCATCCCCCCTGCCCGGTCGCGCCGGCGCACTGCGCCCCGACGATGGCCGAGGGCAGCGCATGGGACTTCATCGACGGCATCCCCGTCTGCCGCGCGGGCGACGCCGCCACGTGCGGGCATGCGGCCACGGGCAGCGCCTGGGTGTTCAGCGATTAGCAACCGAGGAGTGCGACATGGAGACCTTCCACGTCCTGCGCGACTGCCGGCTCGCCTCCGGCGACCGCTACCGTGCCGGCGCCGAGGCGAGCCTGAGCCCCGGCGCCGCGAAGTACCCCCTCCTGCGGGGCTGGATCGCGCGCCCGGCGCCGGCCGATCCGCCGGCCGATCCGCCGTCCGGCCAGGAGGCCCCCGGACGCCGGCGTCGCCGGGGCGGCTGACGATGCGCGGGATGGACGCGGCGACGGGGCGTGCGCTGGACGGCCATGCCCATCTCCGCCAGTCCGTCCGCGACGTCCTCACCACCCCGATCGGGACGCGCGTGATGCGTCGCACCTACGGCTCGCGGCTGCTCGAGCTCGTCGACGCCCCGATCGGCGCCGGGTTCGGGACCGCCCTCGTCGCGGCCACCGCCGAGGCGCTGGACCGGTGGGAGCCGCGCTACCGCCTCCGGCGGGTGCGCGTCGCGGGTGCTGCGCCCGGCCACGTCACCCTCGACCTCGAGGGCGTGTACGTGCCGGACGGCACGCCGCTGCGCCTCGACGGGATCGTCGTCTGATGGCCGTCGTCGACCTCGCCCGCCTGCCGCCGCCCGACGTCGTCGAGCAGCTCGACTACGACGACATCCTGGCGGCGATGACCGCGGACCTGCGGGGCCGCTACCCGGAGTACAGCGCCTGGGTCGAGTCCGAGCCGGCGCTGAAGCTGCTCGAGGTCGCGGCGTACCGCGAGCTGCTGCTCCGCCACCGGATCAACACGGCCGCCCGCCACGTGATGCTCGCCTTCGCGGGCGGGTCCGACCTGGACCACCTGGCCGCGCTCTTCGGGGTCGCGCGCGCCGCCGGCGAGACCGACGCGCGGATGCTGGCCCGGGTGCAGACGGCGCTCTCCGGGCTCTCCACGGCCGGGTCGCGCGACGCCTACATCCACCATGCCCTGGGCGCCGATCCGCGGGTGCGCGACGTCTGTGTCACCCGCTTCGACGCGCGGCCTGGCCGCGTGCGGATCACCGTGCTCGGCGAGCACCCCGACGGCGCCGCGTCGGCGGCCCTGATCGACGTCGTCGCGGCCGCGCTGACGTCGGACAGGGTGCGGCCCCTGACCGACGTCGTCCAGGTGCGCCCCGCCGACATCGTGCCGTACACGATCAGCGCGACGCTCACCATCGAGCCCGGCCCGGACCCGGACGTCGTGCTGGCCGCGGCCCGCACGGCCGCGGAGGGCTACGTGCGGGCGCGCAACCACTGCGGCGCGGACATCCACCGCGCGGCCATCACCGCCGCCCTGGTGGTGCCGGGGGTCACCAACGTCGCCCTCACCGCCCCGGCGGCCGACGTCGAGATCCGGGGCTACCAGGCGCCGTGGTGCACCGCCTCGGAGTCTGCGCCGTAGAAAGGTAGTTCAAGAACGTGAGCGGATGGACGGGCCGGACTCGATGCGGGGATGAACACGAGGGCCGGGACGCCGC